TACCTCTTCTATTAACTTTTCTTGGCTTCGGTGTTGGGGTAGTTTGCGTCCCACCACTCCAAATATTACCTAGATTTCTCTGCACATTCCCGGTAATATTTATAGCTGCATTACCAACACCACGTAATTTATCAACAGCAGAACTACCAACACCACGTAATGCATTACCAACACCACTTAATGGATTTGTCATCCCACCCAATCTCTCCCTAATTCCACCTACAATACCACCCCATTGATAACCGCTTATTGAATTTGAACCAAATGCAGATGTGATATTATCACCATTACGAGTTTGTATTTTATTAGAATCAACTTTTTTTACTGGCCTTTTACCAACATAAGATGCAACATCAAATCCAGTTTTTGAATGTATATTTTCTTGGTCCTTATGTGTTAATACAACTTCACCTGGCTTAGCCACGATTAATTGGGTATCTGGGCCAGCCCCGGTAACAGATACCCCAGTATCACTCTCAACCCCACCATAACCATCTTCTAATACACCACCAGATTCCAAACTCTGAAGCATTCCATATGGAGAGGCTTGAATATTCCCAACATTGCCAACACCAGGAACTGGAATTGCCTTTCCAGACTGTACCTTAGCAGCTCTTTCAGTTTGTTTCTGGGCAGCTTCGTTCTGACCAGTAACTTTATTAGCCAAATATGATGTACCAGCAACAGCACCAATAACTAACCCAGCCTTACCTAATGGGCTCTTCAATAACTTACCAGCTCCCCTGGCAAGTTTTGATTTAGCAAGTTTTCCAACTAGTGATTTCAATCCACCAATAGCTTTAATCATTCTAGGAATGAATTTTATTATCCATGATGTCATTCCCTTAACTATTTTTAAGGTACTTAAAATAAAACCACCAAGTGGAGTCAAAAATAATACGACAGCAGCTAATATTGCAGGCCACCAATCTTTAATAAATCGGTTTAATGTCTCAACTTTCTTAGCATTAGCTGGATCAGTAAACCATTTCAATAAAGAATTGAATAATTTTCCTAATACAGTAAAGACTATAAACTTCCTAATAGCTTCAAGAACACTTTCAAATGGTTTGAGTATATTTTTAAATACAACTAGTTTTTTTAATTTCCTACCTAATTCTAATCCATCTTCACGTTTCTTTCTATTCTTTTTTTCTTCATCTGTTCTATTTTTTCGTTCTTCTTTAGTTCCTTTTTTAAGTGAATCCTTAAAAATTAAATTAATAGAACCAATAGTTTTTAGAATCTTTGATAGCTCAGCTTCACCATCAAAATTACTAGGTTTTAATACTTTTTTATTTATTTTATCTGGTTTTAGTATACCTTTAATTTTTTTATTAGGTATACTTGAACTGTTTGGCTTATTCTTAACAAATTCAAACTGACCAGTTTTATCCTTAATCCTTAAAAATTCAGTTCGTATTTTCTCAACTTTCTCAGTTGATCCCCCCCTACCAATTTGAGCTTTTACTAGATATTCCTTAAGAAATAATCGATATTCTTCATAAGTAAAATCTTTAATGTCATTAAGACCTAAAGTATTTAATACATCAGTATCAACAATTTCTCTAACAAATTTATTAGATTTTTTACTACTTATTCTTCTGGATCTTATTGCTGGTTTTTTGGGGGGATCTGGTTGTTTTGGTATTTTTGTGTTTGATTGCTTTGAAAACTTATCCTTGTTATTAACGTAGTAATCCCAAAGATAATAATAATACTCCAGTCTAGTCCCAGGAACAGACACAGCCTGATCCACAGGTGATGGGTGTTTTTTATCAGATTTTAATATAGCCTCAATAACTGTCCCAACAACATCATCAACATTAACATTAAACTTCTTAGCAATAGCTTCCGAAACCGATTCAAAATTAGATTCGATTGATTCTAAATATAACTTCCTTCTGGATGCGGATTGATCCTTAATTGGGGTTACATATTGTGAAATTAACTTGTTAACCGTTGATGCCATCTTGTCGTTTCTTATTTCTTATTTCTTCTTCTTCTAAATGCTGTTCAAGTAAGATTAAGTAAATATCCCTTTCCCAAGGAATCATATCTTCGATTTCAACGAGTGACCAGTGGTGGTATTGAATCAAAGCAAAGTTTGTTTTATAATAACTTATCAAATCAACATTGCAAAGAACTAGTCGAAAAAATCGGCAAGACCCTCTAACACAACTTCACATTTAACTTTTGTTTCTTTATTTGTGAATTTAAGTTTATGCCTCAATTTTGGCATAGTATCAAAGAATGTGCTGATGGTTTGAAATGATGACTGGTCTAAACTTTCAACAAAATCATTTAATTCATCATCCGTACAGTCAGATGTGGAATATGATTCACCATCATTAGAGGTAATGGTATCAATACATCCTGAAATCAATCTAAAAGTTTGATTCATTTGCTCCAATTTACCATCACCGTCAATTAATTCACCATTCTCATCAGTGTTCTTAGAATAATCAAAATTATTATCAATGAAGTGTTTGAATGTAGGATACTTCATTTTAATAATTAGATCATCACCAATTTCAAATGTGTCCTTGTGGTCTTTATTTCTTTCAACTTTAATATCGTTAACGTTTAGTTTTATATCAATCTCAGTCTCACCATCATCTGGGCATACTAAACGAAGATTGAATATATCATCAACCGATCTCCTATACATGTTAAGGAATAGGAATTCCAAATCGAATGTAGATAGATCATCGATATTTAAATCTTTATCTAAAACACAATTACTTAGAACTTGCCTAACTGCCATTGTAACTTGATTTGGATCATTTGATTCATTGGCAATGATCATAATCTTCTCTTCTTTTACAAGAAATGGGCGATATCTAATCGATTTCTTATTTGAAGGCAATTCAATTTCATAAATTGGGGTATTTAGTTTTGGTAATGACATACTATTAATAATAATAAATTAACACACATTATTTATAAGAGCTAATTTGATGTATTTTCAAATGAAATTAATATTACTATTGAATGCTATTGGGTTATTAATAATTCCAGCTAGTCTACTAGAAAAATCCCCAGCACTGCTGGTGTTTGTATTATTACTTTGCACTGCAATATTATTCTGTGGTGCTGATGATGCAGATGCAGATGAAGATGCACTACCATTTCTTTTAAGAATATAACGGGAATAACTCATCGATATCGTGCATTTCAATAACTGTGATGATTCATAGGTTACTGGCATTGATGCTATATTAATTGGATATGCATCTTTGAATATATATTCTAGTATAGACTTATTATCATTAGCGGAATTATCATTTTTATATTTGGTTCCAAATCCCGGCCCAATTTTATTTGTTTCATTTAGATCATAATCCTTTTCAAATTTGTAAATTCTAATATCATTCCGATAATATTTTGGAAATCTAACTCTATAAAAATAATTTGATGCTTCTATACCACCATTAGATTCAGTGGTAAATTGTTCATTCACGATATATGACATCCACTTCTCAAAAAACCAAATAATATTATATCCACTTTTAAATGTTCTACCTCCAGTATCAACATAAAATGTAAAATCAGTTTGATTGTCATATAATCTCCTATACGCAAATCTCTCAGTTACCCCGTGATAATCATCACTAACTTGATTTGTAGTCAGTGATGAACCCGGAAGATATGCATCACTACAAGATAAACTAATCAACTCTTGCATAATAGAATTATTATAAATTAATTCATTACTAGCCAAGTGATTGATAACCGATTCAGGTGGGGTAAATGAACATACAAAATGGGAGGTTAATGCTGGCTTCAATAACAAAGCCCGTACAGTATTTGCTTCAACTGCGTTTGGTAAAACCATTTACAATAAAAATGTATATGTATAAATATATTTATATTTAATGTAGTGCATGCGAAATTACTATCAGGGTTTATTTACACCTAAGAATCCCCAAAAATATATTGGAGATGTTAATAACATCGTTTATAGAAGTTTCTGGGAATTGAAATTCATGAGGTGGTGTGACCAGGATGAAAATATATTAGAATATGGCTCAGAAGAAATACCTATTCCATACTTTGATAAAACAACTGAAAAAATTAGAAAATACTTTCCAGATTTTTACATAAAAATTAAAAATTCACAAAATATAATAGAAAAATATATTATAGAAATAAAGCCAAAAAAACAGACAATCCCACCAAAAGAACCAAAAAGAAAAACTAAAAATTGGTTATATGAGTCCGTGACATATCAAAAAAATAAATGTAAATGGGAGGCTGCCATACTATTCTGTGAGAAACATGGGTTCAAATTCAAGATAATTAATGAGGATCACTTAAATATAAAATATTAACTCTAAATACTTTATATAAATAAAATAAAGCATAATGGCAGAAGAAATTCAAGTTGTTCCCTTCCAAGAACCAAAGGTAATTAATAATATTTTCTATTCACAGAGAAGATTATTTAATATTCAAAATTCAGATAATTCAATTTCAGTTGGTTATCTCACACAGCCATCTGAAGTTAGTAATATTACGACACAAAACAATACTAGTCAGTTATTAAATTTAACTGGGGTTGGTGATATAGCAATTCTTGGTTCATTTGGTGCAGATAGCAATCAATTCACTCCAGGTCCATTATCAACAGGACCAGATTCTGCTGCAAATGGTAATGAAAGAATTTCAAATGCTATATTCAGTGATCCAAATTATCACTCATTAATCACAAATTCGAATCCGACAACCACATCTACAAGTCCCGCTGCTGGAACTGACGGGTTTGGTGATTCATCAGTTACGAGAGTTGAGGTTTCATCACCGACAAGTCCAGAAATTCAAGGGGTTTCAAGTCAGGACGTAAGATACCCACTTAATATTTCAGACGATCAAGATTATGTCCAATTTAATGTGGTAAAATTAGAAACTAGGGAGTTGGGTAGCACCAGAGGCTTAAGTGGTTCAGTAAACGCAAATGTATACACTCCGGTTAATACACCAGAAGCAGGAACAATTATTATAGGAACTCAGGCGCCAATTTATGAAAGAACCCAGGTTGGTTGGGGTGACGATTCTCTAAATGCCCTGCAAATGGCAGCGGCAAATTTATCTGTAGATGCAGCAACTTCTGGGTTTGGTGGGGCAGAAGCAGCAATTAATGAAGCATATAAAGCGACTGGCGTAGCAATTGAAGAAAATTCTGGGGGAATTCAAGGTGCTTTGGGTGCATTAGCCGCTGGGCTTAACCCAGGGGCAGTTTTCTCAAGATCACAGAGAAAAATAATAAATCCCAATTTAGAATTGTTATTTTCTGCGCCATCACTAAGACCGTTTACTTTTGAATTTAAATTTGCGGCCAGAGAGCTAAAGGAAGCTCAAATGATTAAAAAAATAATTAAATACTTTAAACAAAATATGGTCCCTAGAGTTGACACTTCAGGTGAAGGTTTATTCTTACAAGCTCCTTATGTATTTACTATTCAATATATGAACGGAAAGAAAGGCGTTCATAAGTCAATAAATTTAATTAGTGAATCACCAATAAAAAAGGCATGTGCTCTAGTTTCATGTGATGTAAATTATACTCCATTATCAACTTATATGACCTTTGCAGATGATCCAGAAGCAACCATGGTCGCATATCAAATGAGCTTACAATTCCAAGAAATTGAACCAATTTATAGCAAGGATTATGAATCAGGACCAGGAAAAACCCACAGTATAGGTTATTAATATGGCAGAAGATTACTTCAGAAAAGTACCAAACTTTGAGTATGTAAGTAGAAACTCAGATGAAAAAAATATTGATGATTATGTTGTAGTCAAAAATCTATTTAAACGTGGTAAAATCAGAGAGGACATATTTGAGAATGCAGTCTATTTTACAAAATATGCTATTATTGGTGATGAGCGACCAGATAATGTATCATATAAAGTGTATAAAGATCCCAAGTTAGATTGGGTTATACTATTAGCAAATAACATATTGAATATTCAGTCTGAATGGCCACTAACACAGAAAGATTTTGATACGGTCATGTCTGAAAAGTATAGATCATATGAGAATCTATATGCAGGTATCCATCACTATGAAGCTAAGGAAATTAAAAATACACTAAATCAAGTTATTATACCCGAAGGAACAATACTTCCACAATTAAGAAGAGATTACAGAAAATATCTATTAGATGATTCAATCAATCCAGAATACGATACAATGGTTCCGTATTTTATTGAATATTATGATTCGGGATTAAGAAAAGAGGTGCTTCACACTGGATTTGTTGTTCCAATAACAAATTTTGAATATGAAGATAGAATAGAAAACGAAAAAAGAACCATATTTATTTTAAAATCACAATATGTGGGCCTTGTTCTAGAAGACATGGACAGAATCATGCCATACAAAAAGGGTGGAGAACAATACGTGTCCCCCACCCTTAAACGAGCTGATAATATCAGACTATGGAATTAATCTTCAGCTAGTTTTGCAAACTCACTCAATTCAGCATCAAATTCATCATCTTCATCATCAGTTTTCACAAATGATGGTGTTGGCTTTTGTGATGCCTTCTTATATTCACTCACCAAATCATTTACAAGATCATCGTTTGATTCTTCTAGTTCATCATTAGCGGGAATTGGTTGACCTTTACCCAGAACTAACATCAAACGCTTCTGAAGTTGATCAGCAGGCTTAAACTTATCAGGTGCAATTAGTTCATCCAATGAATAAAGATTTTCATGAAGCTCCTTAAGAGCCTGAATATTTGCATCCTCAGTTTTACATCCTGCGACCTCTAACATTCCACGCCTATCAAAACTGGAATCATCATAATTCCAATACTTACCTTTACCACCTTTATTATCAGTTTGCTTAATTCTGATAATGAAATTAGCACCAGTGGCATAATTCCATGGCTCGTATGGTTCCTTTTTGTCCACATCAAGACCTAGAACATCTTCCTCTGGATCAACCTCGGCCATTAATTTCTGAGCAATCTTAATTCCATATTTGAATAAGAAATGCTTTCCGTTATTGTCTGGATTAAATGGATCTTTAACAACAATTATGTTGCTAATATATGATGTCTTTCTCTTACGA